GTGTGCAGGACGTTTCAATTTTCCGCCACGCCTGAACACCAAGCCCGCCGCGTGCGGGCTTTTGCAGTGAAACGGTGGTGTGGTGCCGCCGTCTTTCGGAATCCTGAAAATGACTATCAAAAAACGTGCGCAGGTGACGGAACGGGCGAAGGCTTACGACGCAGCCGCACAGCCGACAACGGGGCTAATCTATGCCCTGGCTGACGCGGTGGCGCAGAGTATCGCTAACGTGACGGGTGCGCCGGTTGATTTTGTCATTCATGGGATAGTGAAGATTTCCAGGCAGCCGCAAAAGGCGGCATAGGGGGTTGTGTGAGTGAGAAACCAACGAGCGCGGCAATGCTTCTTCTGGCGCAAATTCAATCAGTGAAGGATGGGTGGACGCTTGCCGAGCGCGAGGAAGCGCGAGCCGTAGCGCTGGCGTGGCGGCCTGATGATGGCGACGATTTGGCCAACATGAAACGGCTGTTTTTCGTGGATGGCTGGCTGATGCACTGCGCACGGGTGCGGGTGGTGAGTGACGCCGCCAATGGGGTGATTGGGGGGCGGGAACATCCGTTCGCGGCACTTTGCGACCTCCTGCCGGCTGACGTTAGCTGGGGCGACTCGCTTACGCCTGATATTGCGAGGCATATCGTAATCGCCGCCCGCGCCGCACTCACCGCCGAAAAGGTGGCAGCGGAGCCGATAAGCGACGATCACGCCGCGACGCTTTGGAGGCTTGCCCGCATGACGGATGCGGCCGCATGGACTGCCGAACTCCGCAAGGCTGTCGCCCCACAACAGCCCACGCAATCTGCCGAGCAGGACGAGGCCGCCGCATATCTTGTGCGCGGATTGGACGGTTACAACGAAGAATATGCGAGCGTCTGGATCAAGCGGGCAAACGCCGATGCGGCAGCAGCAGCGATCTTTCGCGCGTCGATCACGCCTCTCGTAGTGCCCAGCGCCGCATCCACGCAATCAACGGCAACGCAACCAGCACAGACGGAGGTGGCTGCGTTTGAGGCGTGGGCAAGTGAAAACGGCCTTAACCCTAAAATATACACTTCAAAATTGAACCCTGGTGGTGCATATGGATGGGCTATGAAAGCATGGCAAGCTCGCGCCCTTCTCGCCGCGCAACCTGTGAGCGGGGCAGACAAATGAAGCCACTCACACACTGCGATCTATTGGACATTCTCACGCAGGCGGAAAGCCGGGTGAAGCAATACGCCGGGACGGAGTTTGACCACGTGGCCAAGCATGCGCAGCAAACCGTGGATTTGGTAATGGCGAAGCTGGCGCGAGAAGGGATAACGCGGCGCGATCTGGAAGGGCGCGCGGATATTGAACGGCTGGAAATGAAGTTCGCGGGCGCGGCGGTGAGCGCGGTTTAATCAACCAGGCGGCCACGGTGTGGCCGTCGATTTCGAAGGGTGGCGAAATGGGCAAGGCAGTGATTATTTATGGTCCGCAGGGATGCGGGAAGACGCTACGCGCCGACGACATAAAGGCGCATTTCAAGGCGTCGCGCGTGGTTGACCTGGATGAATTGGGCGTGCGCCCGTATATCAGCGGCAGGAAGCGCGAACAGCCTGTAGTTCCGGCTGGAACCGTGGCGCTTACCTATGACGAAGGGCTGGCGCGCGAGGCGGCAGAACGCAGCAACGGCGAGGCATGGGCATTTGAAGACTTCCTGCGCTGTGCAGGGCTGACGGAGAAGCACGCCGCGCACATCAAACGGTTGCGGGGCGGATAGCCGCTTTCTTCGTACCCTTCACTACACTAGCCACCCTCGGGTGGCTTTTTTGCGTCCAGAAAACGGCGCAGATATGTAGTGTATGTGCAAAAATTCCTATCAACTCACCTGCACTTTGCATCCACACTTGCTTATTTTGATGCCCTCATAGACAATGCTTATCACCGTGTTACCTACTGCAAGCATGGTTAGGTGCACTCCCGGATTACATTCCATCCCTCATACACTGAAGACCATGAAAACCATTATCGAACTGATCCACGAAGCGAACCGGATAGCGCATAACGAAGTCATTGGCGAAATCACGGTGGACGGCATCCTGATAGCCCTGGCGACGCTGGAAGCGGCCAGCGGGAAGCGTACACGCCGCGCGCCTGACGAGTTCCAGCCCGCCGACCACGACGCGGTGGCCAACCTGGTTGCAAACCTCGCAGAAGACGTGGTGACGGCCGCCACGGTCTACCGCGAACTGTACGGCAGGGCTGGCACTACGGCCGAACTGCGCACGGCGTCGGAGGCGCTGCGGGCATGTGGCTGGGTGCCGTACAAGTCAACCGGCCGCACCAAGTGGCGGCGCAAGTCGGTTGCAGAAGACGGCCTATACGGGCTGGCGAACGGCAGCGAAATATACGACCGCGTGACGGCGTGGGCGGACAGCATGCCGCACTTTCGGGACACCGCATCAACCATCTTTCGCCGGGTCATGGGCCGCGATCCTACGGCGATTGAGGCGCGCGCGGCGGGTGCTGCACTTCGTGACCTTGGTATCCCGTCCAGACGCACAAATGGCAGCCTGACATACGAGAAACGGGCCTGAAGCTACCCTGCTACCCTGCCCGATACACTGGCTCCTACACTGTTACCAAGCCTTGCCCAGCAAGGCTTTCAGCCATTTAGTGCATCTTAGGTAATCGCTTTTACCAAATAACTAGGATGAAAGGGTATATAGTGGATAAGTAATAATAGTGATTGTCTCTATACCATAGCAAATCAAAACGTATAGAAACCGCTGCACTACGAGCACTGTCGTTTTTCCGGTAATAAATACCGATTACTGTCCGCATTCTGTTAACATAACCCCGCAGTGGCAATTTTTACCGAACGGGGCTATGGACACTAAACCACTACCGGCAAGCGTGCAGGAAATCGCGGACGTGATCGGACGCGAACAGGCGTTACACCTTGTGGCGAATCTGCCGCGACGGAGTGACAACCGACCAGGCAAGGCGTGCAAGCGGCCAATGCTCTATGTGCCGCAGAGAATCACGATGGACCACAAGCTGGTGGCCATATTGGGATTTGAAGACGCGGCAAAGATGGTGAATGCGTTTGGCGGTGAAAACCTGTATCCGGCGACGTGTTCCGAAAACAAAGGCGGCCGACCGAAGAAAAACACCGCCGTGGAAAGCAAGCCTGAGCAAACCGAAAATGTGGCCACTGTCCACAGCGGGGTTTTCCACATGCTATTTCCTTTCCACGGGAGTCCTGCCCGTGTTTGATCTAATCAGGCGGTTCCCTGGCGCTGAATGGGCGATAGCCGCCTTATTCGGCGCATTGGTGGCCATGCCATTCCATGACGAACTGAAGACGCGTAAAGGCTTCGTGGTCTTCGTTCTAACTGGCGTGGCGTGCGGCTACTTCCTTACTGGAATGACGATCCGTTACTTCCATATCAATCCCGAATCAGCAGGTGGTGTGGGCTTTCTGCTGGGCGCATTCGGCGGCAGCATGATTTCCGCCGTTATCCGCTCGATTAAGGAAGCCGACTTGTGGGCGCTGGTGAAAGCCCGTTTCGGCGGGGGTTCGCAATGAACGAAACCATAACCGTGGCGGCTGCAATCGTGCTGATGCTGTGGGCGTGCTGGTGTGGTTTTTCGCGCAGCGTCAACGACGGCATTGTGGGCAAGGCGATTTACTTCTGGATCGCCGTTTCTGCGCTGGCCATTGTGTTGCACGTGGCTGAATTGCGGACATATCAGACTTTGATAGTCGCTTTCGCAATGTTGAGCGTTCGGCATTACTGGCTGCGATACGTCAAAAAACAGCTATTCAAAAAGGCGGCAGCGTAAATGGCTCGCATAACAGCACAGCAGGCGGGTGGGGCGAACCGCGTTGCTTTTCTGGACATGATCGCCCATTCGGAAATTGGCCTGCTACTGCTGGCCGAAACGGATAACGGCTATAACGTGCTGGTGGGATCGACACCAGCTAAGCCGCTCATTTTCCCGTCGTATGCAACGCATCCGAACGTGCTGAATAAGGCGCTGAATTCGACGGCGGCCGGGCGCTATCAATTGCTGTTCCGCTGGTTCAAGGCGTATGCGGCATTGCTGAAGCTGCCGGATTTCAGCCCGCTGTCTCAAGACCTGATTGCATTGCAACAGATTCGCGAGCGTGGCGCATTTGCGCTGATCGACGCGGGCCAGTTCGAAGCGGCAGTGGCGAAGTGTTCGAACATTTGGGCATCGCTGCCGGGTAACTCGTATGGCCAGCATACGAACGATATTGCGGCGCTGAAGTTCGCCTATTTGAATGCGGGCGGGGTGGCGGCATGACTAGCAATGAGATTTTCGGGCATTGCTCCGAATGCGACAACTCCACGTGGAGACAAAGTGCAGCCGGTACGTTTGTTTGCGTGAATTGCGCAAAGCGGCTTGCGTCTTTAGCTGGAAAGCCATTTATTCCGAATCCGGGCGATTTCATGAAGGAACAGCAGTTCAACGACGCAAAGACGATTGCGTGGTGGGATGGTCGCTGGAAGCAGGATGCTGTTATGGCGCTGATTTGCGGCGCCGTCTTCGTGGCCGGGATGCTTACCGGCTATTTCGCAAAAGAGCCGGTGGCTAAGCCGGTTCATGCGCGAGTGATTCAAGCGTGATAGTCGCTTTCGCAATTGCAGTTCCGGTGGCGCTGGGGTTTGGCGCCTTCGTTTATCGACTTACGGGGCAGATATGGATGCAAATATGATCGACGGCGGTTCGTTTCTGGCTGGCGTTGCTTTTACGCTGGTGATTTTGGGGATTGGCGCTTTCGCGCAATTCATCATAAGTGGGGCTGGCAAATGATCGGACTGAGCATTTACGCAAAGCTGGCAGCGGCGGCAATCGTGGCACTGCTGATAGTCGCTTTCGGCTGGCATGAGTACAAGGCTGGCGAAACGGCAGGCATGGCGACTGTGCAGCAGAAGTGGGACCGACAGACGGCAGCCGTGGACCATGCAACCACGGTGGCAGTGCAGGCAGCGGCTAGTGATGCGCTGGCGAATTACAAGGCGGCAGGCGATAGCGTGCAGGCTGCCGACGAACACAAGGCGCAGCAGGCTGCTGTGCGCGATCAATTGACGAAGCGAGCAAGCGACTATGCAAACAAACCGGGCAACGTGGGAACGGCGGGCAGTGCTGCTGGTGCTGGTGGCAGTGTGGGCGTGTGTGGGCTTGATGCTGACGGGTTGCGCATCTGGAACGATGCCAATGCAGCCGCCAATGGTGGCAGTGGCGGAAGCGCATCCGACAGTGCGGGAAGCGTTGCTAAATGATTGCGCGAGCGTTGCGCCTGCTGCTAGTGGTCGCCTGGTTGACTTGCTATCCAATCACGTGGACGTGGCGATGGCATTGGCGGATTGTCGGCAGAGCAAGGCTGATCTGGTGGATGCGATACGCAAACAGAAAGGTGTTGACGTGGTGCCGTGATGCGTGGTAGTGGCCATGGCAGTTATCCACAGGATGATAGAGTTATCCACAGAGAAGCGCACCATGGTGGTGCAACTGTGGATAACCTGTGGATAAGTGGGTCCTTCCCGGATGGTGGTAGGGGCGGGGTCCAAAGCACCGCGTAAATAAAAATCTGAGAGGGTTTTTTAAAGCGCGGACTACGACTAGTGAGCGCTTGTCAAGTGCTTTGATTGTTAACGAAAAACGAAATCTGACAAAGTAGTTTACCTATGGCAACAGGCGTGCGGGGAATGCTCGTAAATCGGGCGAAGCTGGCCGAAGTCTTCGACGTGGCTCTGACAACTATCGACACCTGGGTGAAGAAAGGCTGTCCCGTCCACCAGCGCGGCGCGAAGGGGATTGAGTGGCAGTTCAACACCGCCGACGTGGCCCGGTGGCGTGAAGACGAACGCGCCAAGCAGGCCGCTGGCACCGCGCCCGACGATATGGACAAGCTGGACCTACGGAAGGCGCAGGCCGACACCCTGCGCGCCGAACTGGAACTGGCTAAGGCCCGCGACGAAGTGGCGCCCGTGGCTGAATTCGAGAAGGCCACCAGCCGCATGCTGGCCACAATCCGCACCAACGCCCTGAACATTCCCGCACGCGCCGCACTCCGGCTGCTGGGCGAAACCAACGAAACAACGTTTAAACGCATTTTGCGCGAAGAAATCACGCTGGCGCTTGAAACATCGGCCGAATCCGACGTGGCGCTGGAAGACGAAGATGAAGACGGGGAAAACGAAGAATGAAAAAAGAAACGCTGAAAGAGCCGACGCTTTGCGCATACGTGCGGGAAGCTGCCGCGAAACTACCCGGCTCGATTTTGGGCGAGCAACTTTGGTCTGAAATACCAAGGGCATGCGGCGAAATCCTGGGAACCATTATGTACGTGGCGCTGTGGTTTGTGCTTATGGCCATGTTCCCGATTTCCATTTTCTTTCTTGCGTGGCTGTGCCGCAAATCGGACCGCACGGTGCGCAAGGCGACCGCAGCAATGCTGCGCCGTGAAGGCTGGCCGGAAGACGAGTAAGAAAGCCACTTTCATGCGCCACCTTTTCAGCAATATCCCCGCCATTCGTAAGGCGCTAAATCGCGCCGTTCGAAACCTTGTGCCGCCCGCCGACATGCTGCCGTCCGTGTGGGCTGAAGCAAACCTGATGATTCCGGCCGGTAACGCCATTCCGGGCTTGATTCGATTCGATAACGCGCCATACCAGCGCGGCATGATTGACGTTATCGTGGAAGACGGCGTGGTCCGCGTCACTTTCATGACTGGCGCGCAGCTTGGGAAGACGACGTGCCAGCAGGTAATCACGGGCTATTTTATCGACCACGACCCGCGAAGCCAGATTTTCATTCAGCCGACGCAGGGCGACGTGCAGACGTTCCAGGAAACGAAGCTGCGGCCGATGCTGGACGCGAACAAAAGCATTTCGCGCAAGCTGGCGAAGTCACGCGGGCGCGATGGCGTCAACAACAGCCGCATCATTTCGTTTATTGGCGGCTGGCTTATGTTTGGCTGGGCTGGCTCGCCACGCACCCTGCGCGGCCGTTCCGCGCCAGTGACGCAGGCCGACGAAGTGGACGGCATGCTGGCCGACACGGGCGAAGGCGACCCGCTGGAACTGCTGGCGCAGCGCGCCGCGACGTTCGGGGATTTGCAGCTTAGAACCGAATCCAGTACACCGACCATCAAAGGCGCTTCGCGCATCGAAACGTCGTTCCTCATGGGCGACCAGCGGCGCTATTTTGTGCCGTGCCCTGACTGTGGCGAGGCACAGTACCTGAAGTGGACGCAGGTGATTTGGACCGGCCGCGACAATCTGGAAGGCGAGCAAGACCCGGACAGCGCCCGATACTGCTGCGAACACTGCGGGAGCCTGTGGGACGACGGCCAGCGCGTTATGGCCATTCGCACGGCCGAAGCCAAGGGCTGGGGCTGGAAGGCTTCGAAGCCGTTCAAGGGCCACGCATCATTCCACGCGCCCGAAATGCTTTCGACGTTCCGCAAGCTGCGCGACATCGTGCAGTCCTATTTGGACAAGCTGGCGGCCGGTGATCTGCAATCGTTCGTGAACGTTTCCCTGGCTGAAACATTCGAGGAAACCGTCGAACAGGCCGACCCGGATTCACTCTACGCACGCCGGGAAGTCTACGCAGCGCAGGTGCCAATGCACGGCCTGTATCTGACGTGCGGTGTTGACATGCAAATCGACCGCCTGGAAGTGAAAATCATA